CAGATGAATTGCCAGCAGTATGATGCAATACGATTTGTTTCTTTTCCGTTACTTCTTTGATGTATTGCGATTCTGGTAATGGAACTTGTTTGATTTTTTTGATATCTAAACTCATAACTTAAATTTTAATTTAGTTTCTATTTCCTTTGTGAAGATCAATTTTATCTAGTATTTCGATTAATAATTTTGCATTAATGAATCCTGCCATCGATGCATTTTTCAATGCACTTATAAGTTCGAAAACTACGAATGGTATCAAAATAGTTTCACTTAACCATCCTGTACCTGGAAAACCTTTCTCAATAATTAACAACGTCGTTAAAAACATAATCCATACTACCAATGTTCTCAAAACTTTAAGAGCTTTAAATGTTTTAAAGCCTTCATTTTTAGTACCAGCAATGATTCCAAAGAAGCCATCTAATACAACTGCTGCTACGACTGCTAAATATTGTTCAACGTTGTTCATTGTTATGTTGAACATATATGTACAAAGAAATGATATAGTTGTTGCGGTTGATATTAATAGCAATGTTTTCATTCGTGACATACTTTTATATAGTTGGTTCATCATCTTTTTTTTGTTTTTGATTCGAAAATTTGTCAGCAACAGTGCCTAACATTGCTGCTATAACGATATATTGTATGGCATCAACGAGATGCGGAGCTGGTGCAATAGATTTGGGATATAATGCATTAACAAACATAGTAATCAACAACGAAAGAAATCCAGCAAAGCTAATAACTCGTTTAGATGATACGTCACCACTTCTGGCGTCAGATAACATTCTTTGAAAAAAACTTTTGGTTTTACTCACTGCATTCCTAAATACTAATAACAATTGTTTCCGTTTCATAGATAAATATGTTGTTAATTTAATTTAATTAAGTTTTTTTCATATGTTTCCATAGAAACAATTGTAATTTTTAAATTGCTCAATGTAAAGGTGCCAATTTCTCCCGAATCTTGTATGATTGCTGATAAATTTTGTATAATATCAAAATCTTGTTGAGTAAATCGTTTGCCATCAATTTCTATAACAATATCATTTTCAGAAAGTGGATCATTTAGATGTAAATGTAATACCCGTTTGTTTAAATCATATGATGTATTTACTTGTTCTTTTTCTTTAAATTCTGATACATGATTCAATATTGAATTAGTAACATGATCTACTTCCCCATCAATATATGTTCTATCACACCATGGTTCTAAAATTTCTATAAGTTGCATGTTACAATTTTTAAGTATAAATGCTATGTTATATTTTGGAAGAACAATTGGTTCCATTAATGAACTATGTCGTATATTTGAACCCCATTTACGAATAAATTCTTTTGTTGAACGATCCATATCTGCTTTCCACTTTGCGTGCCGTTCTGCATCTCCATCAAAACTACCCGCGCCCCTACCAGTTAAATGATAAACCAACGAATTCCACGGCTGAATAAATTCATATCCAGCCAATTTCATTCGATTAAATACATCAGAATCTTCTCTGCAAGAATGTAATATCGGGTCATGACCACCTAATTCTAGGAAATCTGTTTTATACATCATCCATGGTGCAAATATGCCATGCGTAATATTGTTGTTATCTAAATGTTGTTCTACATATTGATTGAATTCGTCTTGTTTAAATTCTTCAGGCCACATTCCAAAATCTATTAGAATTTTTTCTCCCCCATTAGGATGAATAGGAGGTTCTATTCGAGTTGAACAAACTACAGTCTGAGGTTTGAGATGTTCAAATGCTTTTAAATCGGCATCTTTACCCAACATCATATCGGCATGAAATATCATGAATATGTCCGTAGTAGATTGTTCGATACAATAATCATATGCTTTGCGAATTCCAAATAGTTTTTTACCTAACATTGGATTAACAAAATACTTTAAATTATATTCATCCTTTACTTGTTCTAACCAATCGATTGTACCATCTTCATCTGAATCAACAAAGATAAAAATGTCATGGTCGTCGCGTGATGCATTTTCTCGAATAGATGGAATACATGTTTTAAGATAACGTAAATTAGATTTACTAGGTATACAAAATGTTATTTTATTCATAATCTTTTATAAGCGTGTCCTACTCTAGGAGTAGATTTGTTAGTATAAGAATCTGGAGTATCAATTGGAACAATTTCTATTTCTTCATACGAACCTTCTAATGCATCCCAATTTAATAATTTTAAATCATATTTCCAAACTTGATTTAAAAGTTTGTTATTATCGTGTATAGAATATCCCTTTTTAGGCCCATGCAATTCTCCATAAAATTTAGAAATATAAGATAGTGAACCATCTTTATCCATTTTATCTACAACTTTATATTCAGCTCCTTCGATATCCATTTTTAAAATAATATAATCATCTTTTGAAAAGTTATCTAAAATGAATTGAGATAAATCTAAAGAATCAACTCCATCATTATCATCTATATTATTTGTATCTTTTAATTGCCAACCATCAAATATTTTTTTTCCATTACTAATCCAAATAGCTTTTTTAATAGGATAAAAATTACTTAAACCCAATTCTAAACCTTTATTGGATAACTGTTTATATCTTCCCCCATCACATTCAAAAGAATATATTTCATAATCATTATAATCTGGATAAGAGTTTACAAACATTTGAACTGAACATCCATCGTGTGCGCCGCAATCTAAAAATATTTTTTTCATTATACTAACTTTAAAAAATCACAAAGTGGTTTGTATTTATCATCTAGTTTGTCAAAATCTAATTGTTTGAAATCGAATCTACTATCTCGCCATTCTTCTACGTGACATACATAATCCAATGTTAACATTGTTCTGTTTTGCGAAAATGGTTTAGTTCCTCGATGCCAACCATTTGTGTCAGCCATAAGTAAGTCACCTTTTTTAGCAGTAAGGTATTTTACTTCATGTTGTCCTTCATGTATTTGATTTATTATATCAGTTGGCCAATTATACGTTTGATTAAAACTTTGTCCATTTAACCAAAATTTTCTTTGATGCGTTCCTTCAATATAACAAAACGGACCGCCGTCTTCATCAACATCATTTAGATAAATAAAAAATTTTAAAAATCTAGGAGAGTTAGGATCTACATGATATGTTTGCGTTCCCGTTTCAGGTAAATCATTAACATATGACCTACGCAAATTGCAAGTGCCAAATGCAGGATAACAATCCATATATGCTCCGGCAATATCTATTATCAAATCATTAAATACGAATGGATGAATTTCTGGAGCAGAAACTAATGGCTGCAAACATTGAATAAATGGTTTAGTATGCCGTGCTTCATTTTCTGAAATTTTATTTTGATTGTATGGATGATTTGCATTTTCTAAAATTTCATCAACTCGTTTATTAATTGCATCAATTTGATCGATATTTAAAAAATTTTCTATTTTATAATGTCCATGCTTTTCAATCTGCGTAGCTATATCAATAGCTTCTTGAGATGGAGTGTAACTAGGATACTGTTGTTTACGTTTTTGATACGCATCACTGTACATTGTTAAATTTTTTATACTACTATCAACTGCGCCTTTTGTTACTGCCCTAGGATCTGGCCAACTAAACCATTCAATGTTATTCATAATGTAATCTTATTTTTAATATCTTGCGATAATGGATAATGTTTTAAACTATATGGCGTAGAACAATTGAATTCAAATCCCTCACCTAAGTTATATAATTTACAACCATTCTGCAATGTTTGTTCGTATAACGCCGCCGCCATTGTATGATGCGAATCTACAAATTTTTCATATGAATGTAATCCATTATCGCCATCGATTAAATTTGTACGAAAAGAATTATTTGGAGATTTTTCACGTGCTGGCCCAAACCCATCTATTCCTACATAATATAATTCTGCAGGGGCAAATGACATTACAAAAAATGCTAATCTACCACCAGCACCTTCTTGTTTGTCAATTTTAGTATTATAATATATTAATCGTTCTCGATATCGTTCTTCAAATTTTTTATATGTATCTGTAGTATAAAAGGGACGTCCAAATTTTGGTTCTAATGCAATTGTGCAGTTTGGATTATTTTTAAAAAATTCATGCAATCGATGATCATCAAAATCTACAATTTCTGACAATGTTATATGAGTAATGTTTGTTAAGTTTCTAATCGTATCATTTAAATAAAAAAATGTAGTAGTAACTATGTGATCTACATCAATATTTTTCCAATTTACAAATTGTACAGACGGACCCGATCCTATAACTAATATTCGTTTTCCTGTAAATTTTTTTTGAAAAATATCTTCGGATAACGTGTTAGATTTTGTATCTAAAAATTTTATCATAACCTTTTATATAAATATTCGCCTAATTGAAATTGCCATTCGTAATCAATATCAAATGCTTCAAATTCATTCATTGTATACAATTCTGGACATGGTGGAGTATTTGTATCCATCCAACGGCCATCTTTAATAATATCTAACCTACTTGCATATAAACAATGTGCTGCTTCATAAATTGGTTCAACAAATTTAGTATTCATAATATTAGCACCTGCCCAATCAGTAATAGCATTTCCTTGTTTATCCCAATAATATGTTTTCTTTTCAAAAACAGCAAAAGCTCCTTCTTTATCAGAATCAATAAATGATTTAATAAATGCATCAATTGTTTCAATTGTTAACAAAGGATTACATGCACTAATCAATACAACATATTTAAACGGAAGTTTATCGTGCCACTCATAAATCAATTTCATATCAGTTTCAGCAAATGCCGAATCTTTTGAACGATGGAATATATTAATACCATGTTTTTCTCCTACCACTTTTAATTCATCTTCATATGCCGAAAAATAAATGTTTGATTTAGGAATAATTGTTGATTTGGATAATTTTTCAAATAAAATATCCATTAATGTTGTATCAGCAAATGAACGAAGCATTTTGCCAGGTACTCGTTGTGAGCCCATTCTTGCTTGGACTAATATACATATGTCTTGTAGTTGTTTCATATATTCCTTAACAAGATAACCCGTTGTTTATTAATTCAACTAATTCATCAATATCTTCCTTAACCCATAGCGCAGAATTAAATTCAGGGCCATCATACTTTGCAAAATCTTGATGTTGTTTGTTAGTATATTGTGGACGTATCTGTAATAAATTAATTCCAGGAACTTGATATGTAAATGGCAATTCGGTAATTGCTAGCATATCTTCATGCAATTTTTCTCCGGGACGAAGTCCCATCAATTCCGTAACTGGTTGTTTGTTTAGCATTTGTCCTAATGCATTGATGCACGTAGGCAATGTATATGAATTAATCTGGGGTACGAATACCTCTCCGCCAACTGTATGTTCTAACGCACCCAAAACGGTATCTACAGCATCATTCAATGTAAATAAAAATCTAGTCATTGATTCTGACGTAACTCGAAGTATTTGATCTTGTTGTATCATATCCATCCAAAGCGGAATGAATGAACCTCGCGATGCAATTACGTTTCCATAACGAACTGATGCAAATATAGTCGATGATGAATTATAATCATAATTAGTAAATATGCGTTCTGCAATAAATTTACTAGAGCCATATACGTTAACTGGCTGACAAGCTTTATCTGTTGAAACTAAAATGCATTTTTTTATGTCATTCTCTAATGCTGCACGAGCAACATTTTCCGATCCATTGATATTTGTTTTAACACATTCATCTGGATAAAATTCCATATCATCAATACGTTTTAATGCTGCCGTATGTATGATGTAATCTGGTTTATATCTACGCAATGTAACATTTAATTTATCAAAATCTCGAATGTCTCCAATAACTTTGATAATACTCGTGTCTTGTCCAAATTCTAATGCCTGTTTGCCTTCATCTCTACTATAAACAATTATTGTACAATCGAATTGCTTTAATCGTTTAATAAGTGCCTTTCCTAATGACCCAGTGCCACCGGTAATGAATATTGTTTTGTTGTTAAAATTCATTTATCCTCGTAATTTAGTTCTAATTGGTTTTTCTGATTCCGTTACTTGTATTATGCCATCGCCAAATGCTTCTTCCAATTCGCGCACGCCTTTTACTAATTTAATTAAACCCTGTGGTTCTACCGATGATAAATGATCCGTACCCCACATTGTTCTATCTAATGTAATATGTCGTTCCAATATCGTAGCTCCTAAATAAACTGCAGCAACCGTTGTACCAATTCTAAATTCATGTCCAGAATATCCTACTTCGCATTTATACTTATTTTTAAGTGTCTCGATAGTACTTAGGTTCAATTCTGCAATTGGTGCAGGATACGTTGAATTACAATGCAATATCGCAAAATTTTCTGTATGTTTACGAATCAATGCAACAGCTACATCAATTTCTTCTTCCGTACTCATTCCTGTAGATAATATTAATTTTTTACCAGATTTAGCACATGCTTCTACTAATTCATTATTAGTTAACATTGCCGATGGTAATTTTATAAATGGAAGATCATATTGCATTAAAAATTCCAATGAATCCATATCCCATGGTGATGCTGACCACTTAATTCCTTTTTCTATACAATATCGATCAATTTCATCATATTCTTCTTTTTCAAATTCAACTCGATATTTGTATTCTAAGTATGTCATAGTTCCCCATGGCGTATCGCGCATAACATTTTTTTGATGTTCCGGGACACATACATCTGGATTTCGTTTTTGGAATTTAACTGCATCGCACCCAGATAATGCTGCAATGTCAATCAATCGTTTTGCTATATTTAAATCACCATTATGATTGATTCCAATTTCAGCAATAATATAAGTTTGTTTCATATTTCTTCTATCCTTTTTGTTTTATCACATATTAACAAATCATATGCAGGTTTTTGACCTGTAATAAGTTTATGATATTTACATCCCCAAGTGTCTAATTGCGTTTTAGTTATATCAAACCAATTTATTCCCGTAACCGAACCGCGCGCGGTCCAATATGTAATTTCATGTCCTTCTTCATATAATATATTGATTTTTTCAATATTTTCCAAGATAGGAACTGCTAAATCATATCTGCGTTCTCCTTGATAATTACAGATTGTTTCGTCTATGTCTACGTATATATTCATATATTTTTTATGTAATTTACTATGCGCATTGATGCATTACTATCTGAATATTCATCAAATAATTTTGAATCTAACACAATGTGTTTAATGTTATCAATATCCAAATCATTATGATATTGTACAACACAATGTTTTAAATCTGCATATCGTTGTTGTAAAATATCAATTCGATCGGTTCCTATCTTTGAAACAAAATCATTCCAAGAATTAACTTTGATAATTGGTGCCCAAAAGTCATATTCAGATCCTTTAAAGAAATCTAATTCTAAATCATCATTGCGACCAATAAATTCATCAATTGAAATGTATTGTTTATTATAAATTGTAGAATAATATGCAGATATACTGATATTAGATAAATGAACTTTAGTATTTGCTGCAATTTGCGGAACTTTCAACGAATCCGTAATCAATTCAATATTGTTATATTCAAAGTTATCAATGGATTCTCCCGGATGCGGTCTATAATATATTTTTTGATCAAGTTTATTTAAACGCCGTAAGATATCATGAATTCGTATTTTAGATTCCTTTTCCATGGTTCCGAAAATCAAAATGCCATCATTTGCAGTAGATTGTATTTGCAGATTATCATATTTTGGATTGCCAACAACAACTGATTTAAAATTATGCCATCCGCATAATTCTTTTGTTTCTAAACTCCAATTGGAATTTTCAAAAAAGATATCAATGCAATTTGTAGGAAAACTCATTCTAGATAACATTTCCAATCTAGATTTAATTGTGCCAACTAACCAAGTTGTATTTTCAATGCATGCAATAATTGAACCAACTTGTTTAAATTCCCATAGTATATGTTTTTCTGGTTCCCAGTTTTCGTTAGTTATCAATAATAAATCTGGGACAAATGGTAGAGATATGCCTAATGTTTTTGAATCATATGCAGCAGTTTCCATTTTAACATTGGTATCATATGAAAATGCATTTAAGTTGTGTGACGGAAACTGTCTAGTTGGATGTTGACTGTATAAAAAGAAATAATCTATTTGTTGATTTCCTAATTCAATAACAACATTCTTTAAATCTAAAAAACTACGCATATCCGTAGCTACGATTAACACTTTCATATCAAAACTTTTTAATCATTCCATATTCGTCAAATTGCGGCATACGTCCCCATTTTGAAAACCATTTTCTAGAATTCTCAGCTTCAGCTTTTCTTTGACGTTCTGAAGATTGTCCGTTGTTTTCTTCTAAACGATGTGACCCGCGTGCGCCAAAATGCCAAACAATCGATGACGCAGGTAATATGAATCGCACATCATTTTGTAACATGCGTAAAAACAAATCATGGTCATCCCAAGATGTGGGAGCAAATAATGCATCATTTCCGCCTACTTCGTTCCATACTGATTTTTTAACTAATCCAGAAACGCCTTCCCCCTTAGGAATTTGATATTCTTTGTTTTGATTAGAAAATTCTATAGCCCATGGTTCAAACTGTTCAATTTGAAAATCGTGATGATATGCGCCGAACATATCTAATTCTACTAAATGCGTTCCATATCTAGTTGGAGAATTAAACATATTAGGTTCAATCCTAAAAGAATTGACCCAAAGCTTTTCTGCTGGATATTGTTCATGAAATTTTAAAAGTTCAATATCCCAATTTTTTGCAACATAGAAATCTGAATGTAAAAAATTAATATATTCTGTTTCAACATGGTCTGCACATATATTCATTCCGCCGCCAATACCCCTTACCATTTCATTATTTGGCTCAATCAATAAAGTCAGGTTGTATTTATCACGATTTTCAAATAACCATTCATTAGTACCGTCTGTACAATTTTCTGCATGTATTATAAATGGCGCATCTTTAAAATAACTATTTTTTCTTACCGACTGAATTGCTAGTATTAAATACGGAAGATTGTTATATGTAGAAATACAATGTGTTATCATTATTTACTTTCAATAAAATATGCTCGTATAGCAGCACCCAATTCTTTATCATTTGGGTATTGTTTAATTAATTGTTTTATATCACGTATAATATCATTTTGAATTTTTTGCTGTAATGCACTTCGTTCTAAATCTACATATGTTTCTTGTTTTTTCATAATGTATCGTAATAAGCGTTTTGTTTTTCTTGTCGATCAATAGTCTTTGGGTGATACAAACAAAAAGCTTGTGTATCTGCTGGAAGCATTGAATATGTCCTAAAGCCATCCAATTTCTCATGCACCTTATTGACCCACTTGATCTCTGGTTTGTTTTTCCAAATTCTCCATTGATAGTCTGGCCAATTGATATGCCCATTAGCCATTACATGCCAACCCCATTTCTGAACATGCTCTTCAGTCAGTCCTTCTACCGTATTAGCACGAGGTACTAAGTACACTTCGTTATCTGGATTAAGTTCTAGTAGATCGGGAAGATGACTGATTAGGAGCTCATTCGGATACTCATCAGCATCTATCTGAAAGATATAGTCTCCTTTGCATGATTTGATAAGATGATTCTTCCAATCAGCAAAGTGGTTGTTGAATATACCCTCCGATAGGGTAATATAGTTACTACTACTTAGTCCGTGTAAGTAACCTAGTAACTCTGATGTTGGTTCGTTCTTTGTCATATCAACTAAGACTACTATCTCATCTTGAGGTCTTTTGTGTTTTAATAAAAAATTTAACAGTCGCTGAATTTCTATAAACTCATTGCAAACCGTAATAGCATAACTTATTTTCATGCTTCAATTTTTTTTAATGATGGCAATTTCAATTCAATTGGTTTTGGAATTGCTTGTAAATTTTCATCTACTATATTTAATATGTTTTCATATACTGATGCCACTGCAGTTTTAGTAAATGTTGAATTTACAAAATAACGTTGACGTTTTGCTAATTCTTGCCATTTTTTGTAATTTTTTTGCACTTCTTTAAACATTTTGCCAGCATATCCATAATCAGGCGTAAACCATTTAGCTCCTTTTATTAAAAATTCATTTCGAGCTGTATCATGTATATCAGTCATACCGCCTGGTAATGCACAAATAAAATCTTTTTTCAAGAAATCTGCTTGTCCGGAATAATGTGGAGCAATAATCGGCTTTCCGGTTGTTGAAAATTCTAATAATGGTCGACCAAATCCTTCTGCTTTTGTAAATGACACCATGGCTTTAACTTTTGGATGATTATATAAAAGATTCATTTCTTCATCCGTTAAATCGCCATGTAATAAGTATACATTTGGAAGTTTTTCGTTACCAAACATATCTCGTATTTGATTTATTCTAGATTCAATCTCCATCCTATCCATTACAGAATAAGTAGCACCGCTTGTTTTCAATATAAGTGCCGGAGCATCTTTTTGATTTTTATATGTATTAAAAAAACAATGAATCAATCCACTAATATTTTTACGATCTTCGCCAACTTGTCCTTGCAACCAATGTCCTACTGATAAAAATGTAAATGGTTCTGCAATTTGATCCAATATTGTCAATTGACCATTTACTTTGTTGTTGTAAATTTGGTCATCAAAATATTCAGGAATTACTTCAATACGCGTTGTTATTGGTTTATTGTGTTTTTGCGATGTATTAATAAATACTTGTTTGGTAAATTCGCTTGGAACGATAACTAATTGCATTGCATTCAAATTATCAATCCATGCTTCTGGACATATATCTCCTTCAGTTCCTGCAGTAACTCCAATATTGTATTTACCAACTGCTTGAAATTCATTAGGTACTGTAATTTGTACCCAGATATCTGGCTGTGCGGTTAATGGCAATTGAACAATGCGTCGATTCCAATCTAACGGAATGGGATATGTAAATGGAGTATGTCCCCATGGTAATGAAACCAATTTAATATCCCATTCGGAGCTTCGTTGTTCTATAAAATTTGCAATAATCTCGCGTGCATGATGTCCATACCCGGATTGTGTTGCTACTGGTGATGCTATTATAACCGATCTCATTATTCTACAATTCCTATGTTTTTATATGTTGTTTTTGTAACTTTATTTAATGTATATCTTGCTCTATTTTCTCGCTTCGAATTAAATAGATAATCAATCATATGAATCATTTTTTGACCCATTTGTTCTGCCGTAAGTCCGTTTTTCAAACACCATTCTCTACCTGATTGTCCCATTGATTCTCGAAGCGTTTCTGGTGTGTCATACCAATATCGAATTGCATCGGCAACATCTTCGAAACGAACTCTATCATCAAAAATATATGGAGTCGGAGGAGAACCTTGCAAAGATCGATTACTTGGAAATACTGGTTTTGCCCATATTCCGTGCAATTTGTATTTTCCGGTATGATTTGTTGCAAATTTTCCGTCAAATCGTATCCATTCATCATTTTCATCAACAAAACCACATTGATCTTGCAATCCACCAGTTACGTTATTAATGATAGGTGTTCCTGATAATATTGCTTCGGTTGAACTTAGTCCCCAACCTTCGTTGCTACCAATATTAACTACTACATCTGCAACATTATACATTGCATTTAATTCATTTGGCATTAATTTTTGTTCTGAAAACAATACTTTACAATCAGGAGCAATAGCTCGATGCACTGCTCGAAGATCCGTACCATTTTCGTCTATTGGCTGCGTATGCATTAATAATGCAACTCGATTCCGTTCTTCTTCTGGTAATGCATCTACAAATGTTTTGAATGCTAAAATTAAATCTCCTGGTTGTTTTCTTCGTATGTTTCGATTATTCCAAAATACTACAAAATCAACATCATTTTTAATTTTAATGTTTTCATGCATTTGTTTGTATATGGTATCATCCTGCGATAATGGTTTAAACGTGTTATGATTTAATCCGTGGGGCACAAATCCTGTAATAATTTGGTTCCATTTTACATCTTGCGGTACAGAATCATTTGAATCATAATCTACAATATCAAATCCATTTTGAGTAAGTACTTCGCGATGAATGTTATCAGATTGTTTGCTAATACCCATAATTAAATCACAACTTGCGTAATATGGTGCATTCCACATTGGATATGGTAAATCATCCCAAATTGAATAATATACAATAGGAATATTATACGTTGTTTTAATTTCATGTTCAATCGCATACAACCATGTCCAATATCTTGGATCAGTAAAATGAAATATTGCATCTGGCTGTTCTTGATTAATGATTGCCATTACGATGTTTCTATCACCATATCCGTTCCATGGAATAATTTTAACAGATGCATCTGCTACACCTGTTTCTGCTGCAACCGTTACAGATAAATCAAAAGCTTGTCCAGCTTCTGGGTGTTTTAATGCTCCGCCTAATTGTACCCAATCATAATGATGTACGGTGTTGAAAATAATTTCACGACTGATTGTTCCGATACCCGATGGTAAACGAAAATCGTCAGCTAATAATAAAATTTTCTTTTTCTTGAGCTTGTTTGGATCGATTTTTCTTAACTTTGGTAACTCCATTTATTTCCTTTGTAACTTTATTATAAATATGGTTTAACCTAATATAACCACAGGTTTATTTAACTTTTTAGTGCGAGTCCAGGCAGTTTGTAATACTGGATCTAATTGCATTTGATTGCTTAAAATCATCATGTAATCACATCGTTCTGCAATAAGTTGCATGCGATGATGTAATTGTGAAAAATGATATGGTTTACCATAATATGACTCTGGCATTGCTGAATACATATTATGTCCTGAAAATGAAGGATTATATTCTTCATATTGTATGCCAAATTCCAATGCATATTTTCTAACCATATTGTTTGCACCTTCGCTTCCACCTGCACCAACTAATATCAAGTCATCTCCAAACTTTCGTTTTAACATTTGAAGAGTTTCTTGAATCTTTCTTTTGTTTTGCCAATCTGTATTTCCAATGACCGCAACTCGTTTCATTTTTTTTCTCGTACAAATTTAACACCTTTTGGATAATGTCCGTATACTAAACGAAGCATTTGTTCCAATGTTTTTCTATTTTCTTTATGATCGGGCCCATCGATATTCGTGCACAATGAATATTGCATTGAACATGTAGATTCACCAGACCATGTAGGATGATTTTGCATTACAAATTCATATACATATACATGTTTATGTGTCCACTTAACCATAACTTATTATAATGAATTTTATTCACGAATCCTATTTTCTTTTGGACAACGTTCATAATCAGTTTTAAAAGGACAATATTTGCAATTCGTAGAACCTTTACCAGCAATTGCCATATATGGCCTATCGGCATTCTTATTGCCTTCGGCATCGAAACAAGATTCAACAAATGCTTCAATCTGCCGATGCACTTTCTTTTGCGTCACCGAACCCGCAGATGGTTTGAAATTTTGTACGCGCTTCTGCGGAAACATTGATTCTTCAACAATCTTGCGTTTAACAATAAAAAATTCAACATCAATATTTTCTTTCGGAATACCAAATTGCTCGGCAAAATAATTCTTATATGCAACCAGCTGTGCAGCTTTCATTGAATCTGATTTGGCATTTTTATTCCAACCATTACGCGATGTCTTAATGTCATATATCACAATCTTATTAGTTGGAGCATGACGCAAAACAACGTCGATAAATCCATACCAATATACTGAAGAATTCTTGGATGATGCTTGTTGACATAATTCAATTTCAATGCCAACTAGTTCCCAATCTTTGCTTGAAAAATATTGTGAACGTCGTTTCAAAAACCATTGTAAAATAGCAGCACCATCTTCTAAATATTCTGCTAATTGCAACGGATTAGAAAAATGTTGTCCTCCCATTTCTTGCACACATCGAGCATATTCATCTCGAAGCTTGCTTTGCAATATTGAACGAAGATTCAATTCTTCTGCCTTCTTAACAGAATCTGTATACATTACGGTTAGGAAATGTTGAAATGTTTCGTGAAATGCCGTACCGAATACAGTATCAATTGATGCTTGAAATGGAGCTAAACCATCAATATATGCTAACTTCCAAGAAAGTGGACAACGTTCATACATTGACCATTGTGAATAAGATATTTTTCTAGGAACCGTTTGGGCATCTCGTATCGATAGTTTATATACGGGATTGATATAATTTCCTTGTTTCATATTATAAAATAAGAAATTATTTGTTAGAATCCAAATAATTATGTACTTGTTCTTGCAAGTATATATCGATTAAATCTTTGGTTTTGATTAAATCATGTCCAAACGATCCTTTATGTCGACAGCGTACGATGCGTTTAATGATATCAAATTCATAGGCATTCAAGCCCCACTCTTCGGCAAATTTATAAAGGCTATTGGCACCTTTGTAATGCGATTGGGTATGTATATTCATTTGATTCCTTTCAATAATTTTTTCTTGTCCCCATCACTATAACCATACATTGATAAGATGCGTTCACATTGAAGTTTATCCATCAAATCTACATAATCGGCAGCTTCGGTTCGACTTACCTGATAATGTTCTGCTATTTGTGCAAGCAACGCTTTATCATACTTATCTTCCGATTTGCCTTTGATGTATTTTGCAAAACTTTTATTGGTAGGCAGAAGGTCGTGATATAATTTATAAGTTTCTTGTGGTCGTAATTGTCCAATGGTATATGTTTGAAATTCATTGATTAATTCCGTTAATTCCATACGCATTGATAACCATCGATTTACGATAAACGGAGAAAATTTCTTCTGATCTGATTCAGACCATTTTGACCATTCTCGTTTTTTATCAGTTAATCCACCTATCAAATCAAAAATTGTTGCACCTTTCTTTTCTTCTGCCATTTATTATAATTTATATTTGTTACGATATTGTTCTTCCAATTGTTTGCCGATACCTAATTCTAAAATCACAGCCGAATCGGGAACGCCAACAATACGCTTTGCATCTAAAATATCATCTATAGATTTGTTGCGAAACGATTTCATTTTTGTTTTTGCATTGCTGCGATTCGATGTTTTAAACACGATGGTTACTGTGCTTTTATGATATGATATCGACATTACTTTTTAACTTTAATTGGTTGAAATTCTTCCGGAATTGCACCACAATCATCGCATCTAAATACTGGAATAGGAACCATTGTATCTTTGTCCGCACCAGTTAAAAATTTGCTTACTTTATTGATTGCCATTACTTGACGAAAATACATTCCGTTGCATTCTTTGCAACTAATTGGTTGCATATCGTTTGGACCAATATTAACATTTAATTTACTCATAATTCTCCTAATAGATTTACAAACATTGCCATTATATTGATTTCTTTGTCTACTACATTTGCATCTTTGAATTGTGCTTCTGCAATAATCAAAATGCAAGGTGCAATGTGACCATGTGCGAAATCATCTAAATTGTCATATAAAAAAGTATACATTGGAGTAAAGTCTCGTACTTTGCTGTCTGCAATTACTTGCCGTATTTTGTTGAACGATGCCTTTTTATCTTTTGAATTTTTAAGAATCTCCAATATTTCTGTCATGTAATTAGCTTGTATTGCACTTGCTTTATCTAATTGCAATGTATCATTGACAACGGATGCTTGTGCTGCATTAATTGCACGGCGGATGTCTGGATATGATGCATTGATAATTGCAGCAATATCCTTGATGTCATAAGTAACACCCTTTTCATCTAATACTGCAACCAATCGCTTTGCAACATCTGATTTATTTGGTGGAGTAATAGCAAATGTTTGACAACGAGATTGAATCGGATCAATAATTTTTTCAACATAGTTACATGTTAAGATAAATCTAGTTGTTTTGCTATATGTTTCCATTAAATTGCGAAGCGCAGCTTGGGCATTTGGTGTCAAATAGTCAGCTTCATCTAAAATAATAATTTTCCAACGTCGAAATCCTACTGTAGATGCATATCGCTTAATTTTATCTCGTACGGCATCTACTGAGTTTTCATCAGATGCATTGATATACATTAAATCTGCATCTACGCTGTTTGCAATTATTTTTGCCAACGTCGTTTTACCAGTTCCAGCTGATCCATAAAATAATAGATGCGGAACATCGCCATTAGAAATAAAAATTTTAACTTTTTCAATAATGTGTTCATTTCCTATATATCCGTCTAATGTGTCTGGGCGAACTGATTCTACCCAGAGCGTATTTTCTTGTTGTCCTATCATGTTATACACCTGTTGATCCAAATCCGTGATGGCCGCGTTTTGTTCCCGTTAATGATTCAGTTAATTCCCATTCTATTCGTTCGACCCGAGCCATTACTAACTGTGCTATTCGGTCTCCTTTTGCAAATTCCACAACCGTGCTGCCATGATTAATTAAAATTACACCAATTTCGCCGCGGTAATCGGAATCAATGGTTCCTGGAGCATTCAATACGGTTACTCCATGTTTCAATGCCAATCCGCTACGAGGTCGAACTTGAATTTCAAATCCTGCAGGTATTTGTACAAACAACCCTGTTTTTGCCAATACTCGTTCTCCCGGATTCAATACAATCTGTTCTGTACATTTTATATCCATACCCGCACTTTGAGGCGTTTCATATACCGGCAACGTGTTTAATGACTGATTTATTACTTGTACTATCATATTAATTTTGTAACATTACTAACCAATAGGTTGATTCAAAATCTGAGCCTTTAAATTCAATTCTAGATAATCCATCTGGAGATACTTTTAATTCTCCCGAATCACCACGATTTGCTACAAGTACTTCTTTTAATTTGTCTGCCGAAAAACAAACCGGATCCATATTGACAATATTGGTAGGACCAACTTCAAACGAAATATTATCTGCATTTACTGTCGTGTAATTGATAATGAATTTTACTTGTCCATTAATTACTTGCACTGCAAAATTCTTTGCATCAGGTAATGCATTTTTTGCTTTGATAAATTTGCTAATGAATTCTTCATTAACCGGAATAGTAACTTGATATTCAGGTTCTGCGTTAATCGATGGTACTGCAGGAATAACTGTCGTGTCAGCCAACATAAAAGTTGCCTGTGTGCTACCTTCTGAAATTTTCATAGCATAATTCTTACCTGCGGCATCTTTTACATCAATTGAAATATTTTCACCCAATGCACCTAACATTTTAATCAATGCTCCGGTATGGTTAATACCCAACATACCTTTCATAAAAGGAGTCGTATTCCATTTAATTTTACCTACTACGGTTTGATCCATATCAATCAATTCGCAATTAATTGAATCTGTTTGTTCTTTTAAAATAACCGCTTCGCAGTTCCCTGCTAAATAATAACGATTAATGAACGATTGTAACTTGCTTTTTTCCATTATTTATTCCAATTTAAAATGTAAAGAATTTATTAAAATTTTCTGCATCAGTGGTTGATATACTGCTACCACCGAATTTTTTATATGTTTTGATGTATTTTTCATATACTTGCGGAGCCGAATCTGGATCTGCAAACATTTCATGTAATGATAAAATTACATCGTATAAGTCTCTTGGTATTACTGTTTCTAACAATTCTACGTGACTATCAACCATTTGATTGATTTCATTTGCAGCTTGTACATACAAATGTGTATTATGAACAACCATTCTAGGCATAGCTTCCTGCGAATACCGATCCAAACCTGCATCTGTCTTTCCACCTAATAAATCATAAGTAAAATCCGTACAAGCTGGACAACCTAATGCACAAGGTACATGTTGTGTTAAGTCAATTGCAACTTCACCCGTTTTACCTTGACGAATATGTGCCTGTCTGCGATATTCAGCATTCTTTGGAAAATACAATTCTGAGAATGTTTGTGATTTGTAATTTGTTGAATGGAGATAAGTTCCAAATACTGGATATTGTCCTGGCGAACTAGAATCCGTTGTTATATAGATTCGGTTTCCGGTATGCGCATTCATCAATTTTTGCAATGTAGCCAAAATAAAGAAATCTGATATTTTGCTAATGCCTAACAAGTGAACATATTCTAATCGTTTATTTTCAAATTCTCTTTCTTTGAGCATTAATGAAACTGCAAACATGAAATCAACTAATTTCTGCGGACCTCCAATTGCCCATCCTTGAAAATCAAAATGCTTAAATTTATGATACCACCAAGTATATTCATCAGTATTTGAACCTTGCAACATGTTTAAGAATTTTGTCTTGCCGCTTTGATGTTTTTCAAACCAAGCAAAATTATCAAAACTAATATCTGCACACTCTGCAAATTTATTTCGATACTTTGTCTTAGGTGGAATATCCAAGTTAGCCGCTACATCGCTGTTTGCTTCTAACCAATGAAAAATCTTTTCTCGTAATTCATTGCTATATGGTAATGCACCCGTTGCAATCTGATACCCGCCCGAGTCACCAAATACAAGCACATCTTTTTCTAATCCCAATTGATCGCGAAAATCCATTTTCTTGTAATGATGTCCTGCCGTAACCAGAAAGTATGGATGTCTCCATTCTGCGGGATATCTAGAATCAAAGAATTTTACTGGATCGCCGCTTGAGAACTTCATATCTTTCTTAAATGCAGATACCATGGATCCTGCAGATAAAGATGGAAAGTATATGAATCTTTTATTTTCGCTCATCGTATTCCTTTAGTTTATTAATTAATTTAGTTGCTGAAAAAAAGTTATTATGTAATTTGTCTACTAGTTGTGCAACTTGTCCAGTTACATTATGTTGTTCATATCGCAATATTGCTGCTACCGCTTCATCTACACTGTCTGCTTGTTTAAACATTGGGTCATACATTTCTGTATATGATAATCGATTTGGAACAATTGGACATGCTCCTGCACAAGCCGCTTCATACATTGAAATACCCAATGTTTCTTGATCTGCAAATGATATTGCAAATCGTGCACGTTGAAGCAATTCGTGATATTCCGGTTTAGTTAGATTCATGTGCATTGCAACGCAAAATTGATAATGTGCTAATTCTGGTCGCATCGATAATTCTTCAAATAAATCTAAACGCTTTTCCGGGGCAATTCGATGTGGGAATACGATGATGTTTTGTTTTTCATTCCATGACTTTGGCACAATCGTATCGCGCGTATACTCCATAGGCCAACCTGTCTTATTAAAAGATCTAGATGTAAATGCAATATCGTATATTTTGTGAATTTGATTGTAATGTGATGTAGTTGCTATCCAATTATGATTGAATGATGATATCATTGCTTGTTCGGCATATCTAATCCATGGTTTATCTCCTATGAGACGCCCTAAAAAATCATTTGGGTCATATGAACCCGCGTGCCAAAGTCCGTGCGTTACAACGGGGATATTTAAAAGTTCACTCATATACTTTACATTGATAATACCCGGGTGCCAAGCATCTGTAAAAATGATATGGTCACCTGCTTGTATTTTTCCTTGCGTAAACCACGATGCCAATTTATGTACTTGCGTTGACTTATACATATTGGTACCACCAAAATTCAAAAAGGCACCTGGTGTTGCAGCTTCTGGAATTGTGGTGTCGCCCTCAACTACTTCAACATCAAATCCATTATCTCGAAGCAATTGTGGAATATGCGTTTTCCATTCGCAAGTATAACGAGTTGGAACTGATTCTATGTCTACTAAATATATTTTCATCTTATCTTTCAATTATTGCTCCATTTTCCCAATCCTCCCAAACTTCTACTTTGTATAATGATGGAAATGAATCTAATAACCATTCGCCAATCATTTCACACGACATTGAGTCAAATTCTAATACATTAGTTATCTGAGATGTAAACCCAATTCTAAGTCCTTTTTGTATCTTGCGATTCAATAAAATAAATTCTTCATCTCGATCCGTATGCGTTACTGTTGCATAACATCGGAATCCAAACATGTGTCTATGTCTGTCAGATAAGAATGCTACTTCCGGAAAGACATCCTTTGCAGCGGGCCAACAATGAAACCCTTCGATACTAAATGTTACTACTACGCTGTACTTCATCTGCTATTAATTTTTTATATTTAGTTGTTGACCAACCGTGGTCTCTGCTTAAGTATTGAATTGGAAGATCTAAATCATCGCCCGTAAATTTCTTTCCGATGTAATCATCACCTAAATAACGAACATATTCGGCGGATTTGTTTTCAGCAAATCGCTTTAATTTATAATGCAATTCCGATTCCAATGTATATGGAATAACATGATTAACGTGTCGCAATGCAATCAACATTGATGTTCGATCTTTAACTGAAAGAACTGGTTTCATTTTTTCAGGACGTTCAATCGTTGGATCAGTTTGGAGCAATACCCATACCTGATCACATTCATCTTCCATTTGTTCAAACATTTCAATGTAGCCTGGATGTAATACATCGAAGCTACCGGCAATAAGTCCTATCTTCATTGTCTATCAAATTTATAGTCATCTGGAGTAACATGTTGCATATTGTGAACCGTTGTGCAATACAAAGAATAATCTGCATACACAACTTTGATGCTATCTGTTTGTTTTAACAATGCAGCATCTTCACAATCTAACATCAATAAAATGTGTGCTCTAATTCTAATCATAGGTGGTACGTGTTTTAACATACCAGGAGTAACTTCAATTGTAACAAATGTAGTATCCGTTATCATTGCAAATACCGAATCCCATGATTGATTTTTAATTAATTGTTCTGTTGCTGGAGAACAAAAATAAATGTGTGCACATGGTGCTAATTTTTCATACATTGCTTTGACATCTGCAATAAACAATGTTTCGATATCAGTAAAGCGTCCTTCAACTTCTTTACCATACCAATGCGTTCTATAACCAATCATACTATATTATAATGAATTTATTCTTATTTTCCAAATGAAAAGAATTTTGCTACTGAATTATTTTCTGGAAATGCACCCCAATTCATTGCAGCATAAAAATCATCAAGTTTATTTTTCAATTCCTTTTCAAAGATTTTATTGCGGTCAATATATTGTGCAACGAAATCAATGGTTTGCTGTGGATCTTCATATCCTCGCAATGCAATGGTATCAAAGCCAAATGGATTATCTGACAAATATGCCCATTTTACCTTTTCGCCATTTTGAATAGGTTGAATATCTCGAATTTTATACATTGACAATAAATCATTGAAATTGATTGCAGCTTTAACATGTGCCGGAGTACCTTTTTCATATCCGGTAAATGGTTTGCGACCTTTTGTGAATTTTGATATTTCTTTGACTCCAGAATTCTTCATTACATTCAATACCGGAGATGATTTCAATCCAGATTTAAATTTGTGAATCATATCCGTAGTTTCGGTTTTATCTTTTTCCTTTAACACGTGCCACAATGTTTCTTTCATGATTTTTTTGAAATCTTCTGGGAATGATGATCTAACAACATCTAATCCTTTAATATCAAGTTTATCCGTAGGTTTACCTTCTTTAAAAATAACCCATTGTGAATATCGCTTTTTAGCAATCCATAAACCAGACTTTGCAACATATTCTTGTTTGATTTGCCAACGATGTGAATCGGTATTGTGAAATACAACAGCATATCGGTCATACATTGTGTTTACTAACTTTTGTACTTCCGATGCAATTGCATTGGTTTGGTCAATCATAAATTGTTCATCTGATTCATCAAATCCAGGAAAACGTTTTTCAATAAGTGGTAAGCTAGATACAAATGTTGAATCTGTATCTGTGTAAAAAGCAAATTCTGCTTTACCATTGGTTGCATTAATAAAATGATCTTGTCCCGTTTCTTTTGCATAATGATTGTTAATTACCTTTGCTGAAAATTTAATTACACTTTGACCAGTAGCAGTAATTGCACCTGCATTATCCAAATCATGAAATCTAAATGTTTTAAGTCCTAATACTCCGTAAAATGAATTAAGCAATACTTTTTGCGTTAATTGCAATGCATCGTAGAATTTATATTCTTCTGTTCCAACTGCATATTCATCTCGTTTGTTTTTATATGTAACCCGTTCATCAAACCATTTTTCAAGAATTGCTGGTAAGAAGCCTTTGATGTCTGTTCGATATACTGCACCATTACTTGCAACAGTATGCCGTTTGTCTTGCAACCATTGCTTAACATCTTGTACATATGTACCATCAACAAATTTAGCTTGGTGCGTTTCATCGTTCAATAAGCATTCTTGATTCCAATTTGAAATAACACCTATTTTAGTTTCTGGTGAAATATTCAAACTCATGATGATGCTTGGATATAGTGACGTTAAATCTAAGTCATAGATCCATTTATATAAACCTGGTATTGGATCTTTTACATATGCTCCTGCAAGTGCATCGGCTTCTGACTCTTCTTCAACAAATCTAAATTGTTTGTTAGG